CAAAGACAAAACCAAAGAAAAAACCAAGAATAAAAGTTAAAAAGAAAAAGATAAGTGTTGATAAATTTAAGAAAGGAACTCCATTTGATGAGGGATTCAAATCGAGAGTGATGGGTCAAGATGAAAAGGGGGGATATCTAAGTCCTGAAGAAAGGAAGTTTCGTTTTAAAAAGGGTAATGATGGAGCAACAGTAGATCCAAGTAAACTTCTCCCCCCTGATGAAAATCAAGAAGAAGGAGCAAGTGGTCCTGTAAAGGATATTCTTTCAAGTGTTATTTCTATAGAGGAAACACTGAATAGTCAATATCAATTACAATTGGAGGGCGCAAAGGATCAGAAAAAGGAATCAGAGAAGAAGAAGAGAGGTGTTCGTGAGAAGATGTTGGAAGGGGGTAAGAAGATATGGGATGGAATTAAACAAACTGGTGAGGCAGTAATTAAACCATTTCAAAGCATATGGAGTAAAATATTAGGATTTATTCAAACAATCTTTTTTGGAAGAATATTTTATAAAATAATAGAATGGATGGGTGATAAGAAAAATAAAGGTAAAATACAAAGTATTATAAAATTCTTTAAAGATTGGTGGCCTGCGTTGCTGGCTGGATACTTGTTATTTGGGAATGCGTTGAGTGGATTTATTCTTGGATTTACTAAAACTCTAGTAGTATGGGGAGCTAAACTTGTAGGTTTCATTATTCCTAAACTTATGGCGGCACTGGTAGCGATGGGACCGTTGGGATGGGGTTTACTTGCAACTGGTGCTGTTGTTGCTGGTGGAGTATATTTGCACAATAAGAATAAAAATAAAAATAAAGAAGGTGGTGATAAAAATGTGGAAGCAGCAGGTAATGATAAAAATGTGGAAGCAGCAGCAGAAACAGCAGCAGGTAATGATAAAAATGTGGAACCAGCAGGTAATGATAAAAATGTGGAACCAGCAGGTAATGATAAAAATGTGGAACCAGCAGGGGGTCAAGAAGTTCAAAAAATGAATAAAGGTGGAACAGTTCCTGGTAGAGGTAATACAGATACAGTTCCTGCAATGCTAACTCCTGGTGAGTTTGTGATGAGTAAAGGAGCAGTTCAAAAGTATGGTGTGAATACAATGGAGTCTATGAATGCTGCTGCTGGTGGAACAAATAAACCATCTCTTCTCCGTGGATATAATGAAGGTGGTATGACAACTCCTATGAGTATGGAAGACTTAGTAGCAGCAGCTGGTCCTTCAATGATGGCTTTTATGGAACAGCATAATGCATTGATTGATAGTGATCCTGAGTTTTATGGTGAACATATGAGAATAGAAATGGATAGAGATGGAAAGATGTTAAACTTTGGTAAGGTGATTACTAATATGAGTGAATGGGCTTTTAATGAAGGAAATCAGATGTTGATAGAAAATGAGGCGATAGAACCAGAAGTTAAAGAAGCATTACTTAAGGAGATGGATTATGTCAGAAGGCAGACATTAGAGAATCCTAACTTTAAAGCAGATTATGCATTTGATATTAATAAAAATATTCCAGGCACAGCAGCAAATAGGTTGTTTTTAAGAGCTCAAGCAGATACTACTAGTCCAGCAGCATTAGCTGGTATGTCTGCTCGTGATAGAGCATTAGCAATGAATAGACGGGGATATTTTGGTGGTGGTTTAGTTCAAGCATTTAAGGGTGGTAGACAAGTAATTCAAGGATTAAAAGGTGGTGGTCAGGTGCAAGGTGGTAGGGGTAGACTCAAAGATAGACCAGAAGTACAAGCATTAAGAAAAAATGCAGCAAATATTCAACCTAAAAAGACTGTAAAGAACATAACTCCATCACGGAAAAAGAAAACTACAGTTGCTTATCAAGATCAAGGTGGTTCCATGAAGTCTGCTGGTGGCACAGGTGGTGGTAATAAAGAGATTCCATCTTTCTCTGCAACAGCAATGAGATCTTCTGATAAAATACAAGTATTGGGGATTAGTGTATAATGGCTTGGGCAGCACTAGGAAAAGTGGCAATGGGTGCAGTTAAAGGTAAGGCAAAACAAGTTGCTACTGATAAATTACTCAATAGGAAGAAAAAGACTGATACTAGAAGAGCATCTGCTAGAAAAATAATGGGTGGTGAAGAAGGTGGAGAACAAAAAGGAGGAGCACTTGCAGTAAGACCAACAGCACAATTAGTCCCTTCTGTTGGTGGTTCTATTCAGAAGATAGAAAAGACAGAAGAAACTGGTTCAAAAGGAAATACTTTACTAGTAATTAAAACTAAACTTGTTAGTATAGATACTATTTTAAAAGGAACTCTTGCTGCAGAAAAGAAAGCAGAGGATGCTAAAAGAAAAGTAGAGGAAAGATCAGAAAGAAAAGAAGATGAGAAAGAGTTGGAAGATGATTCAAAGGATGGGAAGAAAGCAAAAAAATTTAAATTAGCACCTCCTAAACAAGTTTTAAGTTTTTGGGGAAAAATAAAAAGTTTTTTTGGTAAGGTTCTTTTTGGATGGCTTGCTGTAAGGTTGGTTGATTGGTTACCTAAACTAATGCCAATCGTTAAATTTTTAGCCAATGCTGCGGATCTTATTATTAAAGTTGGTGGAGTTCTTTTAAATGGATTAGTTACTTTTGTTGATTGGGGTTATAAAGCAGTTGAAGGAACTAGAAATTTTATAAAAGATAAGTTGGGTGAGGGTGCTGCAGAAAAATTTGATTCCTTTATGGGAGGTCTTACTAAGGTAATCAATATTGTGATGGCCTTGGGAATGGCATTTGCAAAATTCAAAAAACCTAAAGTACCGAAAGGACCAAAATTAGGTGATGATCTTGATGTAGATCCTAAGACAAAGAAAAAGGTTAAACCAGATGAGATAGTTGATCCTAAAACTAATAAGGTAAGAAAGAAAACAAAAACGGAAATAGAAGTTCAAAAGAAGAATAAATTAACAAATAAACAACTTGATGAGATAAAAGTTAAAAAGAAAAAGATTAATCCTCAGACAGGAAAGAAATGGACTAATGCGGATGCAATTGCTGATGTAAAGAAACCAAAAGGTTTTGCGAAATTTTTTGGAGGAGTAAAGGACTTAGGTGGAAAGGCTCTTAAAGGAGCTGGTGATCTTATAGTAAAGGGTGTAAAAGGTGCGTTTAATATGCTACCTGATTTTAAAACCCTTGGTCCAGAATTGATGGAAAGTATTGGCACTGGATATAAAAATTTAAAAAAGGGTGTTCAGAAAAGATATGATCAGATTGTAGATGTTGCTAAAGCATTAAAAGGAAAATATGATAATGCTTTGAAAGCTGGTGGAGATATTTTTAAAAAGCTAGGAAATAAAGCTAAAAATGCACTAATGGAAAAGGTTTTAACACCTGCAATGAAATATTTGGAACCTGCCATCAAAAGAATGAAATCTATTGGTGGGTCAATTATGAAAGTCCTACAAAAGATTCCTGGATATGATAAAATAACAAAAGTTTTACAAAAATTTGGTGGAGCAGGTAGTGAAGGTTTAATGAAAAAAATTGGTGGTAAAGCCATACCTATTCTTGGTGGTATTGTTAATATGCTCTTTGCTTATGATCGATTAGCTAAAGGAGATTCTATAGGTGGATTGATTGAAGGTGCTTCTGGTATACTTGATTTATCTGCTCTTCCACCACCGATAGGTGCTGGTTTTGCACTTGGTCCAAAAATTTCTATGGGCATGGATGCATATATGTTTGCTAGAGATTTTGTTCCACAAATACAAGAGGGTGAAGAGGCAGTTGTTAAAAAATTAGGATTATCAGGATTGAAATCAAATATTGATAATATATTTAAAAAATTGCCAGATCTGGGTCAGATTACTAGTTGGATAACTGGTGGTGATAAAAAAGAAGAAGAGGGAGTAGCAGATACTAAGAAGGGTGAAGTAAAAGGTAAGACACCACCACTACCAAAAACAAATAAGGATGAAGTAAAAACACCTCCTAAAATAGATAAAACCTTTAAGATGGGTAAGAAAGAATATGATCTTTCTAAATCAATGGGTGGATTATCACAAAAGGATTATGATGCTTTAGATACTGGGGATAGAAAACAACTTAATAGAAGAATATCAACTTATGCAGATCAAAATAAAAAGGAAACACATGCTGCTATAAAAGGTAATGCTAATAATATTGTTCCTTTAGATGTTAGTAAAGTAGCAAAGAAAAGTAGTTCCGTTGCTTCTTATGAGGATGATGTAGACGTGGTTGATGGTCAAGAAGCATATAATAAAGGTTACAGTGATGGATCATCTGGATCAAAAAATTCAGAGTTAGAAAAAGTAGGATCTGCTCCTTTAGTGATTGATGGTGGTTCTGGTGGAAGTGATGAAATTTCAGCACGACTATATGAACGTGGTTAAATATAAGTAAGAGGAAATAACTATGGCAGGACAAGGAAACAAAACTAAAAAATCTCATCTATCAGGTAAAACCTCTGAACCAGCTTTTATCAAGAAATTAGATATTCAATCTAATAATGAAGATGGAATAGATGCTAGTATTGTAGGAGGAACAGTTCGTCTACAGTATTGGGAAAGTATTCTTCAGGATAGTATTAGAGCATCAGTAGTTTTTACAGATACTGGTAATACACTTCCTAAGAGAAAAAGAAAATTTGGTAGTGGTAGTGGAGGAAAGGTTGGTGTTGTTGAAGGATTGCCAATTATTGGTGGAGAACAGGTAACTTTAAAAATAGAAGATAATCAAGGAAATGCACTTGATTTTAGTAATGAAAATGATAATCCTTTTTTTATTATTCAAAAACCATCTATTCCTACATTAGGAGAGACCACTAACAAAGCATATGAACTTAAGTTAGCATCAAAAGAATTTTTGGATAATGAAGAAGGATGGTCAAGAGTTAGAACTTGTTTTTCTGGACAAGTTTCTGATCATGTTAAGACTATACTAGAAGATAATTTAAAAACAGAAAAAGATTTGGATATTGAGGAAACTAAAAAACCTTTAGATTTTATTGGTAGAAATAAAAAAGCATTTTTTATTTTAAATGATTTAGCAAAGAAAGCAGTTTCTTCTAAAATTGAAGGAGAAGGGAATACCGCAGGATATTTCTTTTGGGAAACTGCTAATGGATTTCATTTTAAATCAATTGATACTTTGTTGACTGGTAAACAAAAATTATCTATCATTTATAATGAAAGTGCAAACCCAGATCCTCCTGCTGGATATGATGTAAAAGCATTATCTTTAGATATGACTAGTCCACTCAATGTTCAAAAGAAAAAACAAAGGGGTGCATATGCTACTCGTAGTATGTTATTAGATCCTTTTAAAGGTATTTGGGAATGTGTATCGGAAAATGCTTTAGGTGAGGAGGGAAAGCAAAAGGTTGATGATGGTAATTTAAAACTTGCTGGAGATAGTTTGCCTAAATTAAATACTACATTTGACAAGGATGAGGCTGATACTGGATTTACTAGAACGACTTGGAATATGATATCAACAGGACAACTTAATTATGGTCCAATTGCTGATCAACTGGATAAGTCAAGGAAAATAAACTTTGATTACAGTAAGGTTTTCAATCAGTCAATAAGGCGTTATAATCAATTATTCGCATCTCAGATAACTACTGTTATTCCTGGTGATTTCTCTTTACATGCAGGTGATACAGTCTTTATGGATATTCCTGAATCAGGAACCACTCAAAATAAAGCTTGTTCTGATGAAGTAAATAAAGAGGAAGGTGGTTTATATCTTATAACAGATTTATGCCATTTTATTACTGCGAAAGAAACTTACACTAAATTAGTGTTAACCAGAGATTCATTTGGTAGGGTTGGAAGTCCTACTCCAAAAGAATAAATACAATTGTAACGGAGATTTTTTATGACTACTAAAGTCCCAGAACACGATCTAAATCATGAATCTTATATTGATCCAAAGGATCATAAAGAGCATGTTAATCATGGCATGATTGAATATAGTGAAAAAGATTTAGAGATGCACAATGATGCTTTTCATGCTCATGAAGAGAATGAAGAGAATCCAGGTGGTGCAAAGATTAATGATTGGCACACTCGTCATGAGGATCAGCACTTAGAAGTGTATTGTGATAATCATCCAGATTCATTTGAATGTAGAGTATACGACGATTAAAATATGTCAGAAGGAGGAGGTTTTAATTTAGGGTTTATCGGCCAAGATTTTCGTTGGTGGTTAGGACAGGTTGCCGACGATTCTTATTGGCGCGATAATATAATACCTGGTAAATTTAAATCTCCTGAAACAATTAGGGGATGGGGATATAGGTATAAGGTAAGGATTTTTGGTCTTCATGATTTGGGTGAAGAAGTTATTAAGTCTGAAAACTTACCTTGGGCTAATGTAATGTATCCCATAACAGCGGGAGCATACTTACAAAATTCTGGTCAGAGTCCAATGATCAGACAAGGTAATATTGTTTTTGGATTTTTCTTAGATGGTGTAAATGAAGAGCAACCTGTTATTATGGGAGTGTTGGGAAATAATTCCCAAACTGATTTAAAAACTGAGATTGGTAATAATGATGTAACAAATACAACTTCAGGAAAGAGTGTATGTGTTAGTGGATATTCTGAGGGAAATATAGATTATGATGGTAATTCTAAACCAGATGCTCCTGATGGTGATAAGAAAGTAACTAAACCAGTTGATAAGCAAATAGAAGAAGAATCTGCTAAACCATCACCAGGAGTGCCATTAAATCAATATGGAATACCTATTAATAAGGATTTAAATATTTTTCAACAAGCAGATATTAATAGTGCAAGGAGTGAAGCAGAGAAAAAAAATCTAAGTCAAGAAGAAGCTACTAAGTTAATTAGAAAAAGAGTTCAAAAAGGAATTTCTGATAGAGCTAAGGAGGCAAATTCTCCAAGATCAGATGTTAAACCTGGTGCTACTATTGAAAGTGAAGCCACCATGATACAAACGGCTGCTGATCTTAAGAGAGATAGAGTTTATTGTGAGAAAAGAGTTTTATTAAAACCTGATAATCTTGTTGAATCAACGAATAAAGCGATGAAGACGGATATGGATAATTTGGTTCAGAATATTGATAAAGCAATGAATGCATTACAAAGTTATACTGATGCAGTATCAATTACAAAAGAACAGAAAAATTTGACAAAAATGATTGCAGATGCTTCTAAAAGACAATCAAAATATATGAAACCTGTAATGGATAAGATGATGGAATATAGTCAGAAGTCAATTAATAAAGAAATGACCAAGGCAGTTTCTGCTTTACCAGCATTTAAAAGAATGGACTTTCTTGATGTTAAAGATGGAATAGGACAAAATCTTTTATCAAGTTATCTTGGAATGACGAATGGAAATGCTGGATTGATTGAAGGTGTAATTAGAAAAACATTAAAATTGAATGATATATTTGAACAATTTAAAAATGCTTCAGTAGATGATACTTCATCAGATGGAGAAATTAAAAAACCTAAAGGACTGCCTAGAGTTCCAGTATGTAAATCTGAGGATGTAATATCTACTGTTTTAGCTGTTAATAAAAGTTTAATTGACCAAACAAATAATAGTTTAATAGGAGGTATTGATGGATTTTTACAGGATTCTATCGGTGATGTTGCTGATGTAAGTGGGGGAGTTACTAGTATTTTTAAGAACTTGGGAAATATTAAAGGAAGTCTTACTTCTGCTCTTAATTTTGAAAATATTAAAATGAATGTTTTTCCTTTTGAAGAACCACCTAATCCTGCTGTATCTGATTATTATACTCTTTGTGATGGTGGAGGAGCTCAAGCACAGAATGCATTACCTAGTCCAATGGCAATGGAAAAAGCTGCTACTAAGCATATTACTAAAATTTCTCAACTTGCCGAGGGTGAAACATATGTGGATCCAATAACACAACCTGCGTTTGGTGAACCTGATAGGGCTACTGAAAATGTTAATTTGACTGAAGGTGGAGTTGCTCTTGATACTGAGATATCAGATGAGGAAAGAGCAGAACTTAGAAATGTTCTTGAAATTGACTGATAAATAACTGTTATAAGGAACTAATATATGTCTTTCGATCTTTTTGGAGAAGCAACTAAATGTGACATCCGAGTTGGTTATATATCAACCGAGAGGGGATTTGTGGATAATATTGGTATTCACGAAGCAAATCAATACGCTAAATTAAATCCAGGAACTCAATTTATTTTTAGAAATAGAGAAAAGGTTGATTATTTAAACATAAATGAAGTTAATAGATTACAGCCAGAAGATATGTTGCCTAAGAGCAACGCTGGAGATGGTGGTGAATGTAAAGGTATTACGGGTTTAAATCCAGAAGGAGATACTAATATTAATATTGATGAAGGTCTTGGATTAACTGATGTAATATTTGATTCAACTGGAAAACAATTAAACAGAGATACTACTAGAGCTCATTTTTATGGAGGTGGTGGAGTAGGAGTTCAGGGTAATCCTGTAGTTGGTTTAGATGGTTCTTTAATGAAGGTTGATATTATTAGTTCAGGATTTGGATATCAGTATCCTCCTTTAGTTTCTATTGAAGATGATCGCGGAGTTGGATCTGGTGCGGTTGCAATTGCTATTCTTAGTGATCAGACTGAGGGAGTTGAAGAACTTTATAATCAAGAGGAAGATTATGAAGAGTATAATATGAAACTATGTGTTCCTCCATTGCAGGGAGTTGGTTTTGGTCAAAGATATGGTCCTGATGGGGAAGATTTAGGTGAGTGGAATCCAGGAATGTATATTGGAACTCAAAGAGATCCGATTGGTAAACAAATACAAAAGTATCAAGATCTTTTATCTACTTTAGGACAAGGTGCTCGTGTAGCAGATTTAGGTGCTGGAAGAAGACTTGATCCTTCAAAAACAAAAATTTTAGAGTGGTGGACAACAAGAGATAAAGTTCCATTAAAAGTAGTTGGTCCTGAAGGAGCTAATAGGACTAAGTATGATGTATATGGTTGGTGGTGGGGTGCAAACCCAGGAACTAATCCTATAGGTGAAATTGATAATCTTTATATAAAATTATTTGGAAGAAGAGGTGAACCAAGTGGTCTTGCATTTTGGCAAAATCACCGAGCTAGTGGTAAGAGTCTTGATTGGATTGAGAAATCGATGAAAGAGCAACCTGAGTGGGAACGAGTTTGTTATGGTGAATGTAAACCTAATATGCAAGATTGTACTTATAAATTTGGTACATATTGGGAATATGATAAAAAAGCTTTTATGAATAGATTTGCTATATCACCAGTTCCACCTTCAAATGTGAAAGGAACTGATATGGCTGGAAAAACATATACATTTGAATGGCAAGAAGAATTTCCTTGGCCAGGTGAATATACATTTAGAGTTCAAGCAGATAATGATGCAAAACTTTATTTGGATAATCAACCTTTGGATGAAGGTGATGTTAAAATAGGATCTGGTGGTGCTGAAGGACATGTTTTATCTAAACCATTAAAATTTAAAAAAACTATAACTGAGAAAGGAGTTCATAAAATTTCAATAGATTTATTTAATCATCTGAAGAAAGAGATAGTTAAAAAAACTACAAATTTAAGTGATGTTACTCAGGACGTAGAATCTGATGTAGTTACATTTAAAGTTACTTCATCTGCTAGTTATGCAAATGGATTTCAAATTTTAGATCTTGATGTTGATGTAGAAAAAAGATATAGAGGACCACAACTTAATGAAACACTTACAAGAACAGTTGAGTATGGAAGACCTTATAAGGTTCAGTTCAGATCTGCAGGAAAAGGTTCTCTTAAAAGTGGAAAACTAATTAAATTTACTGGGTTACATTCTGCAAATGATCCTATTGAAGTTACTAATAATAATAAGAGATTATGTTTAAAAGATGGTCATGGTGGTGATTGTAATGCATCATTTACTATTGATAAAGGTAATGTAAGATTTAGTGATGATGGAAAAACTATAGAGGGAACTGGAAAAGCAACTTTTACTTTAAGTTGGAGTGATAATCCAAGGACAGCAGGGACAGCATTGGGAACCATAGAGATTATGGATAAAAAATGGACTCAATCAGGTAGAAGTGGAAGTAAAACTCAAACTGTTACTATAAGTGCTCCTAATGATGGAGGTTCTTATGAATCTCATATAAAATTAAGAAATAAAGGTGAAAAAGTTATTGAGATGGAGGAATGGACTGATGAAGATTGGTCTGATATAGTTGCTTCTTGTACTTCTGGAAAATTTTATGATATAAGTGGTAGCACCTGTAAATTTATGGTTCCTACTCCACCAGCTAAAGTACCTTCTACTTTACAAAATGAGAACTTAGATATAATTTTTAATACAGTTGATTGGATTGGTAAATCAAATAGAAAATTATGGAAGATTAATCCTGGTGCTGGTAAAGATGCTAATTTTATAAATCGATTTGGTGTTCTTCCTTTTGATCCTACTGCGGTGGATAAGATAGAAAAACGGGTGACTAGAGATGTTGTTAAAGAATCAAAAGCAACTGTTAAGTTTTTGAGGGAAAATGGTAAAAATTATATGAAAGTAACTGGAACTGGAAAGGCGAAAGTTTTCTTTGAGTTGAATGTAAATGATAGACCAGGAATATCTTCTTTAGCATTAACTGAGATTAAAATAAAAGCAAATGATGGTGATGTTATTTTAAGGAGAGATCCTAATAGAAGATTTGCTAATGAAAGAGCTAGTGGTGAATTTACTGCAGGTCAAAAATATTTGGTTAAAACTATTGGAGCTAGCACTGGTGCTGGTTCTATAATAGGTGTTGATAAAACAACTATTGGTTATGATGATGATATTACTGGTGGATATGATCAGAATGGACTTTTAAAAATTACTGGGGTCACTCCAATTAATACAACTGAGAAGATTACTGAAGATGTGATGGGATATCCTGATCATCCAAATGCTTCTACAGATGATTATGCAGGAATTCATGATATAATATGGAATAATATTAAATTTCCTAATGATGGAAATTATTCTATAGAAATTATGGTTGATGATAATGTAGTTCTTACATTTAGTCATCCTGGAAGAGAAAATATTATTATAAGAAAAGATGGTTTTAAAATTCGTGGGGATGGTTCAACTGCAACTGGCAAATCATTTCAGGTTAAGTATTTTAGAGAAGGTACTTATACTCTAAAAGCAGAATTGGAACAGATAGCAGGTAAGCCAATAGCAAAGGGAAATCCAATGGCTCTTGCTGTTCAGATTAAAACTGCTTTTATAGTTGAGGATGTTGAAGTTATTTCTTCAAAATCTTGGCTCCAAAATGCTATGGGTGTTGCAATGGTTATTGATGCTCCTATGCCTCCTATTCCAACAGAGATACCTCCAGAGCAACAAGGAAGATGTCCTAATAATCCTATCTGGACTACAAGATTCCAGAGAGGTGCAGAACAAAATTGGTATCCAGTAAGAGTGGATTTTTGGGAAAAATTTATGAATCGTTATGCTATTTCTCCAATTCCTCCATTAGGGGCAGAGGGAAGTGATGGTTCAGGAGTTTCTTATATTAATAATTGGAAAATTGATCTCCCACATGAAGGATTTTATGGTCTTAGAGCAGCAATAGATTCGATTGGTAAAATTTTTATTGATGGGAATGAGGTTCTTGGATCAAAGACAACACCAAAACTTAGTTTATATGACCACAAATCCATTAACACTGCTAAGATATTTTTAACAAAAGGTTCTCATCAAATAACGGTTCAAGTAGAAAATGATAAACAATATGCTTTTAATATAATTGATAAAAAGATTTTTAGTACAGCAGATTGGGCATCAAAGCAAAATACAAAAGTAACTGAAATTGTTGGTCCGAAGAATATAGATGTTACATTTAAAGTAAGTATTGCAACAATGTATGGTGCTGGAATTAAATTATTTGTGGATAATACAACTTTATTTGATGATAATAAAGGATATAAGCAACCTTCTGTTTCTGAAACTCATAATCATAGTATTGAGGTTGGTAAGGTTTATGATGTAGAATTTACAAGTACTAATCAAACAGTTGTTCCTGGTAGTTTATCTCCTACAAGAAAAGCACTCATTATAGATGGTGAAGCATCGTCTGCTGGTGATAGAAGCATTACTGCAGGAGGTAAAGTATATCAATTTGATAATGATGGATCAGATTGGGACATGAATGCAACATTCAGAATTATTGAAGGTAATGGAAGATTTGAAGAGAGTGGGGGTGAACCTATGTTCCAAAGAGGGAACAAAGGAGGTATTCCTACTATAGTAGGAACAGGAAGGCAAACTATAGAATTATGGTGGAATGATACAGGAGGAGAGGAAGAAAATCTAGGAAAGGCTATTAGAACTATTAGGATAGGAAATGCTGTATGGGATGCCACATCGACTTATAGCAGCAATAAAGTTAATCTGGCAGATCGAACTCGTACTATTGAATTAGGTTCAGGTGCTAAAACTGGAGATAAGGTGAAGAATCTTAATAATAATTCAGCCATACAACTAAGAACTAAAGGTAAGAATGTAGTTGAAATGGAAGATATTCCTGGTGATTTTTCTGCAGGTACTGGTGGTACTAATAATGAGGCTTTTTGGTTTAAAGATGTTGTGTGTTCTGCTACTGAGGGTGAGTTTTATGATTTAAATGGTAGAACTTGCAAATTTAGAATTCCTTCTAAAGATAGAACTGAAATAGAATATGGTAAAGGTCTTATGAGTGGATCTGCAAAAAATGGAGTAACTTATTCTGGACCATCATTATCAACTTATGCAAGTGGAGAATTAGGTCCGTTCATTACTCCTACTTGGAATACTGATGAAGAGTATATCAAAACTCATAATGGAACTACCTGGACAATGACTTGGAGTAATGTTGATTTTCCTGAAGATGGAACTTATGATATTAAAGCAGAGGCTGATGATGTATTGACTGTTAAATTAAATGGAATTGAGATATGTAAAGCTACCGTTGATTCTCGTTACAATGATTTAATGGATGGGGAAGCATTAAAACCTATTGAGAATCATTCATTTAATGCACCAAAAGGAAAACAAACATTAGAATTAACTTTATTCAATCGTGATTTTCAATCACCTTTTGGTAGTAATCCTGCAGTAGCAGCAGTGAAGATTACTAAAAAAACAAATGTAGCAAAGATAGATCCAAGAACAGGTAAAGCAAAAGGTAAACCTTGGACAGTTAATCCAATAGGTGTTTCTGCTATATTAATTCCTCCACCTTGCCCAAAAATGATAACTGGTGTTGGTACAGTGGATAGAGTTGAGATAGATGATCCTGGTAATGGATTTACACCTCCTGTTAGAGCAGGAGATACAGAGAGTCCTACTTATCCAGTAGGTCTAGGTTTAGATGATATTAAAATTCTTGATGGTGGAATAAATTATGGGGATGGAGATGTTGTATGTGTTAAAGATAATATAACTGGTGAAGAAAGATGTTATATACCAGAGTTTGGACCTTTTGGTGAAATAATTAAAGTTGTTATTACTGATCCACCTCCAGGAGTTCCAGACATATTTCCTCCATCCACAGGAGAACCTATTCCTCCTGAACTACCACCACCAGTAGGTCCATCACCAGAAGGTCCAACAGGATCATCTTTTATGCTCACTTCTACTCCACAAATAAGAGTTAGATCAATAAAACCAAAAGTTCCTACAGGAATAAGTTTTAGAGCAGCACCTCAATATAGAATAATTAGGGATCCTATTGAAATTCCTGATCCTGCACGATTAATTCAAGTAACTGATTTAGTTGGGTTAAAACGCACAGGATTTTATGATGGTAGACCTTATTATGGTGCTGTCTTCTATAAAGATGGTATTCGATATGCAGGTTATTATCAAACTGCTGGTAAATTGGTTCAGATATATGATACTTTACAGGAGAGTATTGATGCTAGAATTATTACACCAGTATCTGCAATTCAAAGACAGGGTACGGACATTAATAGTAATGATCCAAGGCTCAATATTCCTGGCACTCCCAATAATCTAATTTAATAATTATGACACAAGGATCAGCGGTTAATCAAAATTTAGATAGACTTGGAGATGAAAAGGATATAGGTAAGGAACCTAATCCTACTATCACTGCTAAGAAAAATTATAGTGCCGTAAAATATGGCACTGATAAAGGAACTCTTAAGTTTGGTTCTATTCATAAGAAAGGTGATGTAACTTCAGGTGTGATGCTTGACACTCCTGATGGTCGTCATCAATTTTCTTTAGATATTGATGGGCAAAGAAGAGGTTGGACAACATCAACAAGTCCTGGTAATTTTTCATTAGTTGCAGGTGAAGATAATACTGAACCTCAAGATACAATTTTTATAAACGCAGTCAATGGTAATATTGATATATGTGCCACTAATGGTAAGATTAGATTGCAAGCGACTGATATAGAATTAATTGCTGTTGGTGAAGGTGGTTCTAAAGGTCATATTAAATGCACTGCAACCGAAACTTTTAGTGTTTATGAAACTAAGAAGATTATTTTGGATTCTAAATCATTGACAAAAATTACTTCTACGGGTAGTATTAATATAGCTGCTAATACTATGATGAAAATATATGGATCTTTAATTAAAGCAGTGACGGATGCATCTGCCGTTAAAAATTCTAAAACGAATGGTCAAAATGATGTTAGGAAAAACAACGTTGTAGCAAGTTCATCAGCAGGAGATTAAAAAATGACAATGGGATTTGACGATCTAATCGTCGGAGGACAATTAAGAGTAGGAACAGGGTATTGTGCTCCTATTAAAGAGGGGGATTATAGAATTAATGGATCTGCTCATATGGAAGGTCCAGTAGTTGTTGGATTGGGTAGTAAAATTAAACTTGGTGCGAAGGGAGGAGATCCTGATGATCCTGGTGATAATACTGGAACTGCACCAGCAAACTTAATGATCACTAGAAATTATAATAAAGATAAAGATTGTTTTCGGACTGCTATAAAGAGAACTCTTCTCACTGAAGGAAATGTTCAGATTAATGGAGATGATGGAACTCCTAATGCATTGGTGCTTAATGGTAATAGTAATATAACTGGTAATGATCAAACAGATCAATGTATTTACATTAATAGTTCCACTTCTACTGCTATTAATATTAATGGTAAGACTACGATAGACAATGCAGGAGATGCAATATTTGCCATAGGAACTGATGGTGATACATTATCTGGAAGATTTAATACTGCTGATGGTAGACCAAAACCTTTTGATATTAAACATCCAACCAAAGGTGATGGACATCGTTTAAGATATGCTTGTATTGAGGGACCAGAAGTTGGAGTTTATCATAGAGGTAGATTGAGAAGAGGGAAGGAAATTTCTTTACCTTATTATTGGAAAGATTTGGTTCATGTTGAGAGTATTACTGTTCAATTACAACCAGTAGGAGCACATCAAGATATTATTGTGAAGAGATGGGATGAACAAAAGATATATCTTCAATCGAATGGTGGTTTACCAATAGATTGTTTCTATCATGTTTATGGAGAGAGAAAGGATATTAATCCACTTATAACTGAGTATCAAGGAGATAGTTGGAAAGATTATCCTGATCCAAATTATAATCCAGAATTAACACCTCCAGCAGAAAGAACATTTACTGATTCAAGATTCTCTGGTCCACCTAATACCATAACTATGTGAAGAAAATAATTTATATTGAGGAGAATTTTATCTCTCCTAGTGAATGTAAGAAACTTATAGATCGTGCTGAAATGACTGCTGTTGGTCATGAGGAAAATACGATTCCTCCTGGAGAAATACAGGAGGATGATTATGATTATGCTGCTCATTATGCAAGACAGGATGAGAAGTTAGATTCTGCTCAGTATCAAGGTCATGCAGACTTTATTGATATGAAGGGAGAAACTGATGATCTTTATACTACAGTAGTTAATAGAGTAACTAGAATATGTAAATTATTTGATGACAGAGCTAACCCAGATTATGTGGGAGTTATAAAATGGACTCCAGGAACTTTTATGAAACCTCACTATGATAGTTCTGCTAAGGATGGTATCTATGATTTATTTGCAGCACTTCTTTATTTGAATGATGATTTTGAAGGAGGTTATACTGGATTTAAAGAGTTTGAGGTACAACCAAAGGTAGGTAAGTTATTAATATTTTCTAATTCTCAGTATAAGCATCATGTCACTAGGATTGTAGGTGCAGACCGTTATGCACTTTCTTTTTGGTTTAATACATCATCTGCTTGATTTTTAATAGAATCAAAATTTAATTGAGTTCTACAAGTATTTGCTATTTCATCTATTTTCTCTTCACTTAATTCTATTCCTAGTAAAGATGCTCTTTCTTTAACTATATCATTAAGTTCAATTCTTACATAGAAGCAGTCGTAAATAGACCATTTATTAAGAGGAGACGCCATTTTTAATAAACTCATCGATTTGTTCAAACATTGAATCCCAATTTAGTTGTCTACGAAGTTTGTTTGCATAATCATCTGCTTCTTCTGATGTTAATTTTCTTCCTTGAAGAGATGCTCTTTTTTCAACCAATTCATTAAGATTGATTCTTAGAATATTTTGGTTATAGATTCCCATCTTGACAAATCCTCCATGATCTACTATGATGACAAGATAAATGAGTGCTCACTCTATGTCTGAAGAATATTTATCTCGTTGTGTGGTGGACACGCAGAGAAGAACAGTTCACATTTACTCTAATGAAGGAGATAAAAAAACTGTGGAGTGTGATACTCCTGAAGAGTTTATGAGTGTATTAAATTATGTTCGTGAACATGCACCTGTTGACACTTTATCATACGTTGATCCTACTTAATTATGTTTTATTTCATTGGTTTCCTTATGATTGTCACCATTTGTTTATTTGTTTACTATTTGGGTCTCTATAATCCGCATTAAACAATAAATAGGTCGGAGGAAATAGATAAGAAAATGAAATACCTAATACATACATGCTACTGCTGGTATGACAGTGATGATGGGGAGAAACTCGTCTTTATGTATTTCATCCAGAATGTTCCATTTACTTTTGATGAATTGCCTGAAATTGCCAAAGAAGATTTGGAAATAGTGACATTAGCTGATGAGAATAGAAGATGGAAAATTGAAGACCTATATAAGGCATATTCATATTTGATGGAAGAGGAATGTAATCCTCTGGTGTTTGAGTTGGAGTTAGAAAACCCTGAACTAGTACCTATCGATTAATGTCTAGTATCAAACTGTGGCACTCAGAAGAGATGAAGCAATGGAGATGGACTGTAGTGGATGATAACTTAAATATGCATTCGGGTCAAGAACCTGAGATGGGTGATGCCATGAACAAAATTGCAAAGACCGTTAAAGAACTAGAGGGTTTTTGTGAAGCTAAATAATCCATAACAAGAACTATAATGCGAGTAAGATGGGTCTTTCAAGATTAGAGAATTTTTTAAAGTCTACGAGAGGGAACATTCTCTATGTTAACCCAAATGATTTGGATGCTACTGATAGTA